TATATTTCTGTGTTGGATGGTAAACCAAATATAAATAATAATTTTTCTAAAAATTCTCTAATCTCAGATGCTTTTATTTTTTCTTTTGTAAATACATATAAATGTAATCCACCACTTTTTGATTTGACTGGAATCACTGGTAGATTTTTTTCTGTAATTATTTCTAAATATTTTTTTAAATTAAAATTAGTGTAGCTTTTTGGATCTATATCTATCGCACCAAATATAGATGTGCCTTCATCATCGCAAGGATTTATACCTATTGATTTCTTTCCTGTTAAATGGTCTTCGTAATCTTGATCTGTAATTTCTTTTTTAGCCCAACCATAATCTTTTGGGTCAAATTTAATTTTACCTGATTCGTCTTTATATCCTCTTTCAATATTACAAAATCCGTAATTACGTTTTAAACCTGTAAAATATTTTATAAAATCTTTCATAGTGTAGTGGGCGACTCCACTCTCGCTTTGCCGCCCATCGTTGCAACTGTTCCCATAGGGAATTAGACAATGTTCTCCGTAGAACCATTGCTTTCATACTTTGGTTTAGCAGAACCTTTTGCTACAGTCTTCTGTAACTCTTGAGCTGCTACGTATAAAGCAGAGTCTTCTTTGTTAGATACATCTAACATTCTGACTTTTGATGGCTTGTATACATGCCAACTTTTGCTGCCTGCAGTTTTGCCAACTGTTTTTAAGTTGAACATTGCTGAGAAAGCTGCCGGTTGAAATGTACCTTTTGCATCTGTCATCCTTAAATTGGTGATCAGATTATTTAGTTCCCTCGCCGGTGAAAGATTAGACGATCTCATTGGAATGACAGCCGGTCTAGATTCATTTCCCATAACTACCATCACATAGAAGTATGCAGTTTTCTCTACATAATTTCCATTTGGTAATCTGTATCTACCGTTTCTTTCTTCTACTGCATCTGCCGGAATCTGCATGTGAGTTCCAACTGGAGCAGAAGCACTATCACCTCTCTCTTGCCATTCAGGATATCTAGTTTGAGCATGAGCAACGATTATATCGATACCTTTACCCTCACCATCTATCAACTGACCAAGTGATGAAGCATAGATCATTCCTGGTTTAGATCCTTCTACATATTTAGGATCTCTTTGATTACACTCTGGAGAAAGTTGATGCAGAATTTTCAAGATAGGTGTGGACACATCTTCTTGTTTTATTTCTTCCGCTCCTTTTCTAGAGTCTTCTCTCATGTTTACTACAGCTAGAGATCCGCTGTTTTGTTTGACTAGTTCAGTCATTTTTCCTCCTATTGAGTTATTAGTTTATTGTTTTACTTTTTACCTTTTATTTTTGTTTGATTTCCATCAAACGTCCAAAAAAGATCTTCTGGAACTTCGTTTCCTTTGTTCTTCCAATCTTCCATGGTTACTTTTAGGGTCATGGCATGAACCGCCTCTTTTTGAGCCGGCTCAAAGCCTTGACCTTTTGCAAGGGTGGCATAAGCCAGTGCCTTGTTTTCTTCGCCCTGGCCAAAGGTAACAGTGATATCATTTTTAATAATATCACCGAGGCCATTGTTTCGAAGCCATTGATATGCCTCAGCTTTTTTATCAGCTTTTATTGTGGCACTATAAATTTTTTTAATAGAAACTTCTGATCCATCTTTTAATGTAAGTGAACTTAAGTTCATGTCTTCCATTAACTTAGGTATAACAACACCAGACTGAACTTTCTCATCTGATTTTAAATCTTTTAGTTTTTTTTCTGCTTCTTGAATTTGAGCTTGTATAGATTTTAATTTTTCTAGCTCTTCTGATAGTTTTTCTGGATCAATAACATCGCTCTGATCCGGCGCATCTTGTCTTAAATCAATCATGTACTTTCCTTTATATGTTTATTAGTTTAAATTTTTAATATCACTTCTTTATATAAAGATGTAATTATTAATGTCAACTAATATTTTGAAAGTCCATCTCAATTGGATAGTATGACATTTGTCTTCTATCCCATTTTAATGTTTTGTACTTTCTAAATTTTATAGCTAATATACTGCCAACAGTTTGTATTAAATTAGGATCACCATAATTTAAAATATAATCTTCTTCTGGATTAAAATTTTTTAGTTGTTGATTTATTTCAATAATTAAAGGCCCTGGTGATAATTGCATTTGTGCTAATCTTTTATTCATGACCACAATCTCGCCATATTTTAAAGCAGGCGTAATATCAAACTTAGGCTTGTTAATCTTAGCGGGATCATCGCTATATTTAATTAATGGTATTTCTTGAACTAAATAAACTTTTGACATTGACTTTCTTTTTCTATCCTATATATAGGATATTAGAAAGAAAAGTAAAGATGTTTTATAAATTTAAAACCAAACCGTATCAGCATCAGCTAGATACATTAAAAGAATCTTGGGATAAGGAAAACTATGCCTATTTTATGGAAATGGGTACAGGTAAATCTAAGGTTCTTTTAGATAATGCTGCTATGTTATATGACAAAGGCAAGATAAATGCTTTGTTAATTATAGCACCAAAAGGTGTATACAAAAATTGGTATGACTCAGAAATACCAACACATTTACCAGATCACATATTTAAAAAAATGGTGCTTTGGAAAACGTCTGATAAATCTGCAAAACAAAAAAAGAATTTAAATACTTTATTTGAAACAGGAACAGAGTTTCACATATTAATAATGAACGTAGAAGCTTTTTCGTCCGGGGATGGACCTGCGTTTGCATATAAATTTTTATCTGCACACAATGCGATGATAGCTATAGATGAATCTACAACTATAAAAACACCTACAACTAAAAGAACAAAGGCAATATTGGCTCTTAGAAAAGACGCTAAATACAGAAGAATATTAACAGGATCTCCTGTAACTAAATCACCTTTAGATCTATTTAGCCAATGCCAGTTTCTTGATCCCTGGCTCCTAAACCATCAATCTTACTATACATTCAAAGCTAGATATGCTGTTACTAGAAAGATAGAAGTTCATGGTAGAAGCGTTGAGATAGTTGTTGGCTATAGAAATCTATCAGAGCTTACAGATATAATAAAACCTTTTTCAAAAAGAATATTAAAAGAAGATTGTTTAGATCTTCCTAAAAAGACTTGGATGAAACACACAGTAGAATTAACTAGAGAGCAAAAGAAAGTCTACGCACAAATGAAGCAAGAAGCTATCGCATTCTTAGATGGCAAGATGCAGTCTTCTGCAACAGTTATGACTCAACTAATGCGTCTACATCAAATAACTTGTGGTCACTTTACAGCTGACGATGGCACTATAAAAGATTTGCCATGTAGTAGATTAAATGAGTTGCTTGAGATATTAGAAAAGGTAGAAGGCAAAGCAATTATATGGTCACATTATACTCACGATGTAAAAAGAATTATAAAAAGTATTAAATATATTTATGGTGATGATTCTGTTGTGGATTATTTTGGTGAAACAGATCAAGAAAAAAGATCAACTAATATAAAGAAATTTCAAAACGATGACAAGTGTAGATTTTTTGTAGGAACCACACATACGGGCGGGTATGGTATCACACTTACTGCAGGTAGTACAATGATTTATTTTTCTAATGGTTATGATTTAGAGAAGAGACAACAATCAGAAGCTAGAATAGATCGTATTGGCCAAACAAAACCAATGACATACATTGATATAATAGCTGAAGATACAATAGATGATAGAATAGTAAAAGCTTTACGTAACAAAGTTAACATCGCTAATACTATTATGGGAGAGAATATCAAAGAATGGATATAAATCTCTCCAAGAAAACTAGTGCTACAGCCCCCACCGTAGCTAATAATACCCAATAGATCTTGTCTATCTTACCGCCCAAATCGTGAATACCATTGTGCATATGTTGCACATCTTTTTTTAATCCAGTTATATATCCATACAAAGATATAATATGTTCTCTAGTATTTTTAGGTTTTAATTTGTCGCCGTTGGGCATTATGCAATTCCTCTGTTTCTTAAACGTATTTGTTTCTCTTCATCTGATAGTAGAGCATTTTCTATTGGGGTCAATCCCTGATTCATGTTGCCCATTGCCTGCAGCTGTGCAGTTTGTATGACTTGATTACTAGGCATTGGTGTCTGTGGTAATGGAACTTGTGCTAGTGGTTCATCATCTATTAGATAGTCTTGCACATTTATTTCTTCATCAAAATCATCTTCAAAAGATAGATTTCTTAAATCTTGCACTATATCATTTATATCTAATAAAGCTTCTTCATACGGGTTTTCTATACCTATTCTTTCTGATAATTGTCTAAACTCTCTTCTTATATTTTTTGATGGAACGTAAGGATCAAATATATCATTGTTTAATCTGTTAAAATCTTTTAACAGTTGTCTTTCTTTAAATTCATTTCTTAAATCAAAGTCATCAGATCCTAAAATTTCTGCTGCCTCTATATCTTTTTTTAATTCTTTTTGAACTAAAAATTTAGCTTTGTTTGCTGCTACAAATCTTGAAATAACATCATTAACAGTTTTAGGTCCACCTTTTAAAACAGACTCTTCACCGCCTGTAAATAAAGATCTAGCTTCTCTAATTCCTTTTTGATATCCAGCTAATTTAAATCCCATGGATTTAACAGGATCAACTTTAACTTGTCTGTATCCAATAAAACCTGTTAGCTCATCAGGTAATTCAAAAAACTCTCCTCTTTCTGATGGTTTATCTGTAGCTGCTTGATATAATCTTGTTAGTGTTGGATATGAAAAAGGTATTAAAGATTCTGCAACATGGTCAATACTATTTTTTATTGCAGTGCCTGGTTCTGTTCTTAATTGTGTATCTGTAAATATTTGTCTTCCATCTCTAGTTCTACCCTTTCTTACGAATATATCTGCTACAGCTTGTGAGTATATTGCTTCAGATATAAATGGTGATGCAAGTTCACCAGCACCTTCACCCATACCTTGTAGAACACCTTTCATTAAAACTTCTTCATCTGTAATACCTTGTTGAATATTATTTAATAAAGTTTGTATTGGTCTAATTGCTGTGTCGTAAGCATTACCATGACTAAAATCTACGTATTTTAATTCACCAGAGTCTTCATCTCTAATTGGTAAAATTGTAGAATTTTTTGACCACTCAGGTAGATATCTTT